GCTGGCGCGTTGCTCCGCGCAAAAACTACATGACCGAAGTGCTGGAGGCGCGCAAAACGTGGACGCGCTATGTGCTGAGTCGTGCGCTGCGTACCTCCCTGCGCCCTGAAAGGAAAAAGAAATGAAGCTATCACTGGTAATTGCCGCACTCCGGGCGCGATGTCCGATGTTCGCGGGTAACGTGGCCGGAGCGGCTGAGTTCAGGTCCATCCCCGAAACCGGCAAGATGAAGTTGCCGGCGGCGTATGTTGTTCCGACCGAAGACGTCACCGCTGAGCAGAAGTCCCTGACAGACTACTGGCAGAACGTGACCGAAGGCTTTGCTGTTGTAGTCGTGCTCGACAACACGCGCGATGAGCGCGGTCAGTCTGCCGGGTATGACGCCGTGCATGATGTGCGGCAGCAAATCTGGAAGGCTCTGCTGGGCTGGGAACCCGATTCAGACGCAGGCCCGGTGGCGTATTCCGGCGGCCAGCTTCTGGATATGGATCGGGGCCGTCTCTATTACCAGTTTGAGTTCATGCTGACGCGTGAAATAACTGGCGAGATGACTCGCCAGCAGGACGATCTAGACGCTCTGGATGAATTTAAAGAAATCGACGTCGACGTGGACTTCATCGGCAAAGACCAGAAACCAGACGGCATCATCGAACACAAACTTCGGGTCAACCTCAGCGAGTAACCAATGAAACTAAAACCTGTAGCCGGGCGATCAGTTCCTGATCCTGCCCGTGGCGACCTATTGCCCAAAGAAGGGCGAAACGTCGAAATGAGTACCTACTGGCTCCGCCGTATTAAGGCTGGGGATGTTACGGAAGTCAAAGCAGAGACCAAGGCTTCTGCAAAAGACGCAACTAAACAAGGTGGCGAGTGATGACTGTCAGCTTTAATCAGGTGCCTTCTGATATCCGCGTGCCGCTGTTCTGGGCAGAAATGGATGCCAGCCAGGCGAATTCCGCGAGCTCTAGCAGCCCGGCGCTGCTAATCGGCACTGTGGCGACTACGGCCACGGTTGTGAAAAACACGCTCACTATCATGCCATCAGCTGATCTTGCCGGGAAAATCTGCGGTTTCGGCAGCCAGTTACACCGTATGGTCAAGCGCTATCGCGCCATCGACCCCTTTGGTGAACTCTGGATTCTGGCAGTAGGTGAATCAACAGGTGCGCAGGCGGCAGGCTCGATGGTCATTGCAGGCACCGCACAGGCATCAGGAACTCTCAGCCTATATATCGGGGTTGAACGTGTTCAGGCCGCCGTGGTTATTGGAGATGAGGCTGCTGACGTTGCCACTTCGCTTGCGACTGCTATCAACGCGAATATCAGCCTGCCTGTCACCGCGACTGCTACTGACGGCAGCGTTTCAGTCAAGGCTCGCCATAAGGGACTGACCGGGAACGACATCCCGTTGATGCTCAACTATTACGGCACGGTAGGCGGTGAAACTACCCCGGACGGCATTACCGTGACCATTACCGCGCTTTCTGGCGGCACAGGTTCACCTGACCTGACCGACACCATTGCTGCGATGGGTGATGAGCCGTTTGATTTTATCGGGCTTCCGTTCAGTGATTCAGCTTCCCTCGCGACTATGGCGCTGGAAATGAATGACGGTTCAGGTCGATGGAGCTACGCACGTCAGCTATACGGCCACGTCTACACGGCTAAAACAGGCACGCTGTCAGACCTGGTTGCCTTCGGCGACACCATGAATAACCAGCATATCACCGTTGCGGGTTATGAAGTGTCTACGCAAACCTGCTGCGATGAGCTGGTGGCGATGCGTACCGCCCGCAATGCGGTATTTATCCGTAACGATCCGGCGCGACCAACGCAAACCGGAGAACTGACCGGGGCATTACCTGCGCCGAAAGGCACCCGTTTCATTCTTTCAGAGCAACAGTCTCTGCTGACGCACGGCATTGCAACGGCCTATGCAGAGAGCGGCGTGCTACGTATTCAGCGTGATATTACGACCTATCAGCAGAACAATTACGGCGTGGCTGATAACAGCTATCTGGACAGTGAAACGCTGCATACCAGTGCTTACGTACTGCGCGAATTGAAGAGCGTGATCACCTCCAAGTACCCGCGCCATAAACTGGCCAATGACGGCACCCGATTTGGTGATGGTCAGGCCGTGGTGACGCCAGCGGTCATCAAAGGTGAGATGTGCTCGGTCTACAAACAGATGGAGCGATCAGCCATCGTTGAGAACTTTGACCTGTTCAAAACCTATCTGGTGGTGGAGCGCAACGCGGATAATCCAAACCGCGTCGATGTGCTGTTCCCGCCTGACTATGTTAATCAGCTGCGCGTGTTTGCTCTGGTTAATCAGTTCCGTCTGCAATACAGCGAGG